GGGAACAGGCTTCTCTATTAGCGCAAAGATTGTTGACCCAATCGCAGCTATGAAGGTTGAACAAAATGTCTATTCAGGTTTTAGTATCGGAATTAAATCGGCATACGTTGACATGAATGACCCTCGTGCGCCTCGTGGCGTAATCAAGGGCGGAGAACTTGTAGAAGTATCAGTAGTAGACCGACCAGCAAACCCATCAGCCTCTTTCGAGTTGGCAAAGACAGTAGGAGATGTAATGACCAAATCAGTAGAGATGCAGGACAACTCAGAAGAAGTTAACAACGCCCCAGACCTAACCCCTGGTGAGTTCTACCTTGCTTGCTCAGGATGCAACGGCACAGGCGAAGTACACACTGGCGCTGACGCAGGTGCGTCCACACACGCATGCGAATCTTGTGGCGGAACTGGAAAAGGATCATCTCTTGACTCAGAGGACATCCCAACACTCCCAGCAACATCAGACGAAGCACTTGTTGACGTTCTTGAGAACAGCCCACTCAAGACTGCAGACGCAGAAGTTGAGAAGCGTGAGTTCACAACAGCAGAGCGTGAAACAGCAGCCGAATCAGGTGCAGCTATGTCTGACGGATCATACCCAATCAAGACTGTTAAGGACTTGAAGAACGCTATTCAGGCATCAGGCCGTGCAAAGAACCCAGCAGCAGTTAAGGCTCACATCAAGTCACGTGCTAAGGCACTTGGCAAAGAGGACTTAATCCCTGACAACTGGAAGGCCGTAGAAGCTGACGTAGAGAAGGCCGACGACCTCATGCACGACCCAGCAGAACTAATCGCTGTCCGTGCAGGACTTATTGCTCTCATCAAGGAAGAACTTGATGAAATGCTCGCAGGGGAAGAAAACGAAATCTGCGATGTAACAGAACTTCTTTGCTCACTATCCATGTTCTTGGATTGGTGGACAGACGAAGCATCAGAAAACGAAACAGAAGCTCCATTCACAGGATGGGACATGGACGAATCAGGAGATGACATGGCATACATTGGACTCGGCGTATCAGCCGACCTAGTCAAGGCAGTTGGCGCATCAGACGCTACTGACGAAATAAAGTCTGAGTTCAAGACCGAGGTACTAAAAGCCCTCGGTGTGAACGACGAATTAACCGCAATCAAGACAGCGCACAGCGAAGCGATAGAGCAGATTGAACTGCTAAAGGCTGAGATGGACATTGTTAAGAACTTTGCGGCTCCGAGTGACATTTCACTCATCCGACCTGACAAGCGTGGTGAGTCAATCACCAAGGCTGCCAAGTTACGCATGGAAATTAAGACAGCTAGAGAACAGGCTAAAACTGTTACGGCTGACGCAGCACTCCGTGAACTTTACAACCGTAAGGCAGACGAGCTTGAGGCTCAACTTGCTGCAACGGAACAAAACTAACCCCTAAACTAAAGGAACCATTCACATGGCACTATCAACTCCATCAGTTGATCAGCTCTTTGGTGGACTACCAGCATCACAGCGTCTAGCACGCTTCGAGGCTTACAAGTCTGCATTGAGCACAAAGATTACCGAGAACCTCGCACTGAAGTCAGTGGGCGGACTCAACTTCTCAAAGACAGAAGGCGTTGTCAAGACTGCTAACCCTGCTTCAACTGCGCTCGACGCATTGACAAAGGCTGGCGCTTCAGACGAGACAATCGCTCTATTCTCAAAGTCAGTAGAAGCAGACGTAGCTAAGAACTCAGGACCTTGGTCTAACACCAACCCTCTTAACTACAACCCTGGCAACGTAGGTTTCACACCTTTCGACCTTCAGGACAGCATTGAATTCCTAGTACCTGTTATGACACCTCTTCGCAACTCGATTCCTCGCCGTAAGGCACAGGGTCAGGCTGTTCAGATTCGTCAAATCACTGGTTACAGCAACTCACGCACAGGTGGCGTACCGAACTTGAACACATTCTTCAACTCGGCTACTAACACTTCAACATACAACGGCATCACACTGAACCGTCCAAACACCATCTCATACTCTGCCGACGCTCTTGTCGTGCCTTTTGTTGAGAACGGTATTTCAGACTCAGTTGAGTACCAGGCACAGTTCGCTGCACAGGGTTTCACAGACCTTCGTCAGCTTTCTAACACTGCTGCTATTTACTCACACATGCTCGGTGAAGAAAACAACATCCTGAATTCAACTTCAGATGTTCTTCCTGTTGCTGGTGTAACTGCAACTACAAGCAACGGTGGAACTGCCACAGGACTTCCTGCTGGAACATACACACCATTGGTAACTATCTCTTCAGCATTCGGAGAATCAAAGGCCCTTACAGGTCAAAGCACAACAGTTGCAGCCGGTGAGTCAGTCACAGTTGCTCTTAACTCTGTACCAGTTGGAGCAGTTGCCCTTAACGTCTATGTAACCGTAAGTGGTATTCACTACGTTGGTCGCACAACAAGCACAGCATCGGGTTCATTCCCAGTCTTGTTTGCTGTAACACCTACTCTTCCATCAACATCTGCGGACAACGGTTCATCACCTGCGTACCAGTTCGGTGGAACAGCACTAGGAACAACAGGATACACAGGAATGATTTCTACCCTCTTGGGTAACGGATCAACTCCTGCTGCAGCTGGCTACGTGAAGGCCGTTAACGGTCCTCTTGGAACTGCTGCACCATTCGGCGAAATCAACACAATGCTTGTAGAGATGTGGGAAACTAACCGTGCTCAGCCAGGAACGCTTTACACTTCTGGCCGTATCCAGGCAGCTTTGCTTGCTGAGATTCAGCAACAGGGTTCTGCAACTTCATACCGTGCTAACTACATGACTGGCGATGACGGAATCACCGTTGGTGGTGCAGTAACAGGAATCACCTCACCAGTAGGTGGACCAGCACTAAACATCGTTGCTCACCCATTCATTCCAGAAGGTGTTGTGATTGCTCACTCAACCACACTTCCTTCACCAGTTTCAGGCGTACCTGGCTGCGCCACGATAGACAACGTGGTGGACCTCACGAGCATCGAATGGCCACAGATTGGTATGAGCTATGACCTATCGACTTACCAGTACGGTTCATTCGTGTTCCACACACCTGGTTTCGATGGAATCCTCACAGGAATTACTACAACTCTGTAGTCCTGTAAGTCGCTAGGCATCACTGCTTAGCAATTAGCAAGTTGAGTCGGGCTGGATGTTCCCCTTCGTCCAGCCTGACTCCTTGCTCTATTCGCAAAGGGAACGCATGAGAATTATTGGATCAGACAAGAACCTGAAGTCAGTTGAGTTTGAAGGCAAGACCGTCAACCAACAGAAAGACGGTACGTTTCACGCTGACCAAGACATGGCTAAGAAGCTTGTATCGTCAGGAGACTTTGCCGTGGCTGGAATTACATTTAGAAATGCCAAGGGATTCATCTGTAACGAGTGCGCCTTCGTAAATGTCTTTCGAGACAAGTGCGGTAAATGTGGTTGCACCGAACTAACGCCGGAGAGCGAAACATGACAATTTATGCACCTTGGGTATTAGACGAAAACGACACAGTTCCTTATGTCACAATTCAAGACATCAAGAACTCTGCTATTGCAGCGAGCCTTGACTTTACTAACCTTGTTCCTAACACAAGTGTCAATTCCCAAGACGCAGCTCTAGCCCAACTTATCTACCAGGCATCAGCAAAGGTAGACGCTTACGCTGCAGGTGAATTGGCATCACTCTCCGCAACTGTCAACACCGAGAATGGACGAGCCTCAATTAACCGTCAAGGACAGTTCATTATCCACCCTTACGGCTGGCCTGTTCTTGAACTTCGTGCCTTTTCTTATGCAGCACAAGGCCCTATCGGTGGGCAGACTCCAATTACCCTGACAACCAACAACACTCAAATCGAGCGCTACCAGTTCATTGTAAATACCAACTGGAACCCAGGGCAGTCAACTACTTACCAGTTTGGAACTTCAATGTTCCCAGGCGCACAATACGGCAACGAATACGCTTGCCAATACACCTACGTAAATGGTTTCCCTAACACCCTTAACACTCTGCCAATCCTCAAGGGTGCTACTTCAATCACCGCTACCAAGAACACTGGTATCTACCCGAACTCATCTCTTATCATCTGGGATGGCGCTAACACCGAGACCGTCACCGTTGCCTCAGATTTTATTCCTGACGATGGCGAAACCGTTGTCCTTGCAAAGCCGACTAAGTACCCTCATAATGCAGGATGCTCAGTTGCCTCACCAAACCTCACAGCAGTCAAAGAAGCGACAATTCACTTTGTCGTATCTATGGTTGAAGAGCGTGGATCAGGTGCTTTCACATTGTCAGGCGCAGCCGCAGCTGGAGCAGGTGGACCTATTACCGCTTCAGAGGCTCACCACGCATCCGCTTATGACCTACTCGACACCTTCCGCAACATCTGGGGTCGTGTCTAATGTCAAGACAGGTCGTTCGAGACCAAGTTGTCGAATACTTATCGAACGCAGACATTTCAGGCCTTACAACTATCTACACATTCCCTCCGAAGATTACGCCAGAGGGAGCGTTCTACCCAGGACAAACGCCTAACCAATTCCAAGGCGCAATCGTCTTTACATTTATTGAGCGTCAAAGCGAACAGCGAGTGGCTTACGGTGGGGCGCACAACGGGCGTAAGTTTGTGACCTATGAGTTTGTATTCTCGTGCTACTACCGAAGCATCCAAGGCCAAGCCGAAGTTGCTGCTATGGGTAACGAGACATTCCTAGACTCATTCGTATCAGCCATCCGTGCTGATCGTACAGCTGGCGCACCACCTAACACACAGAACAATGTCTGGCAGTGGGGCGAAGCAGGAGTCGGTGGCAAAGGCCCTGACATCCAAATTGAATCAGACCTACCAGTTCTACTTGGTGGGGCACAAGAAGTAACTCAAACATTCTCAACAATACGAGTCACCGTACTCGAAGAGGTAGACACATGACCCAATACAAATACACCGGTTATTACACAACGGTCTATACCGACACATTAGATTCCGATGGCAACGTAGTTGTTGCTGAACCAGGGCAGACATACAATATTGACACTGCTCCTGACACACTCTGGACGGCCGTATCTTCCTCTAAGAAGGCCCCAGAAGCCCCTGTAGAGCCATCTACACCAGAACCTGAATCAACCCCTACCCAATCAGAAAGTGAGCCTCAATAATGGCCGCCTATTTAGTTGCTAATAGTTACCTTGGAATCATGCCCGAGGCAACACGAGGAACACTTAACTCAGGAGGAACACCGGTTTACATTCCGGTCACAGCTCCTCAAGTAACCCCTATGCAGACATTCCTCCGTGATGAGGCATTGCGTGGATCACCAGTTATGGTCTACGACCAAGTTCAGGGTGTGCGTCACGACGAGTACGACGCTAAGTTCTACCTCTTTGCTAACACTTTCCCTAACCTAGTTAAGGCCGTTCTTGGTGGAACTGACACTGTTACAGGTGCAGGACCATACACGCACAACATTAAGTTACTTAACAACGCATCTACTGGTTCACAGCCACAGTCTTACTCCATTATGGACTTCGACGGTGCTAACT